GGTCGGCCTATAGGACCTGATCGGGGGGGGATGCAGGATAGTGGGAATGTCCCTATAGTACCTCCACCGATGGGAGTTCCTGAACCTCCTACTCCGATTCCTGCTCCAAGAGAAAGGCCACAGGCGTTATCAGGGTCGGCTCGATTTGACTTGCCCTCTCCACCTCAAGATAGGCCAGTTAAAAGGGCTGCTCCAAGGGGTGCTACTAAGAAGAGGGCTGCTACTCCGAGAGCTGCTGCCAAGACAACGGCAAAGCGAAGAGTGGGCCAAGTCGGATCTGCTCCTTCTGTTGGTAGGCCAAAAAGAGGAGCTACTGGGCCTAGAAGAGGCCAACAAGCTCTTAGACCTAGAGCTAGTGGGATGGCAAGAGGTCGCCAACCTACGATAAGTACCCTTAGAAAGCTTCTTGCTCAGCTTGAGGAAGATGAAAGGAGAAACATCTAGTGAATAGTAGCGAGCCTTCTTACTGGCTCTATAAGGCAGGGGACTCTTGGGGTATTTGTGACGTTTGTGGTTTCAGATATTACAAGAGTCAGTTGTCTCTGAGATGGGATGGGTTAATGACCTGTCCCTCAGATCACGAGACAAGACAACCGCAAGACAACGTAAAGTCAGTAAAAGAAAAGATTTACGTTGAGAATCCAAGGCCGGAGGCTGCCGACAAATTCCTCGTTAGTTCTCAAAATACATCTTGGCCGTTTTTAGTTTTTGCCGAGGGCGGGGAAATAACTGAAGAAGACTTATGACAAAGGTAAACTCTAAATGGCTCTATCCGGCACTTACACCTACTCGGTTGACCGTGGAGACATAATTCAGGAAGCTTTCGAGATCTTGGGTTCCGTGTCTCCAGAAGTCGCCCCGTCGACAAATGAAGCTAACTCGGCTACTAGAACGCTACAATTACTTATCAAAGCGGAACAAGCAAAAGGCTTATTCCTCCACACCTACAAAGACGCAATCTTATTCCTCGAAACAGGGAAGGTACAATACAAGCTTGGGCCAGCCTCGACGGATGACCACTGTGCGGAAGCCGACGACGTTGTTTCAACCGCCGTCAAGACTGATGCGTCTACCTCCGCTACCGTCATTGCCGTCGATTCAGCAACTGGCCTCGCAACAAGCGACAAGATCGGAATCGAACTTGACGACGGAGAAAGTCACTGGTCAACCATCAGTGGTATCAGTGGCACAGACATCACCATTGCAGCAGGTATCCCCTCCGCAGCAGCCGACGGCAACAAGGTCTATGCCTATACCAGCAGAATACAAAGACCGCTCCTAATACGGGATGTTAACTTAAGAAACAGCGATGACGTTGACAGGCCCATATCTCTAGTATCCTTAAGCAAATACAGAAACTTATCCACCAAGCAGGCTGATGGAGATAGTGCCGTTGAGGTCGCTTATGATCCTCAAATCACTGCCGGGCTGCTTAATGTATGGCCTAGAACGGATAATGTTGTTAACCGAATTGTCTTTACTTATAAGCGTCCTATCCAAGACATAACTTCTGATGGTCATAACCCAGAGCTGCCTCAAGACTGGTACGAGTGGCTTTGTTGGCAGTTAGCTTACAAGCTTAGCTTTAAGCGTGGGTTGCAGCTTCAGCTTAGGATGCTTATTAGGGACGAGGCTGACCGACTTAAAGACGGACTCCATGACTTTGAAGATAGAAGTGTCTTCATACAGCCTGAGAGGAATTAGAAATTGGTCTTACGTGTTAAGTCTGTAGGGACGAGCAGGTCTAAGACCTTAACCCCTATTAATCATGCAGCTTTTTGGGTTGGCCCTCATGCCCGGAATTATCCGAAGGGGATTATTGAGTTATATTTTGATGTAGTTACTCCAAGAGACTTCTCTCAATCTGCCCACTTTAGACGGCCTCCAAGAACTGAGCATCCTAGAGAGCTTATGTATTGGAGGCAGCAACTTTACCTGGAGGTTCAGCAGGAACCTCTTGATAGGACGACTGCTAAAAACAGGTTTGAAGATCCTCAATATTGGATATCTCAGATAGGTTTCAGAAATATGGGTAAAAATTCTAATACTTTCAGAAGAAATCTAAGGTAGTAGGTTCTTATGTTTAAAGAAATTAAGTTTGGGCCTGTCTATTCTAACCTTGACGACACTCAACACCCTGAAGGAGTTATGGCCGTCTCCATGAATGCGTATGTTGACGAGATGGGAGATCACGTTAAGAGGGATGGTCTGACTTTTTGGACTGCTAAGGATTCGTCAAAAATTGATGGGATCTATGAAACAAAAAGCGTTAATGCCGGGACAGTGCTTGTGGCTACTGGTGGATATGTTTGTAAAATGGCAGCAGATAAAAGCTTTACGACTCTTACTGGAGCTTACGAAGAGAGAGGGAAGCAAGTGGTTTGGGCAGAAGATTTTAACTTTGTCTTTATTACTGCTGGAGAGCAGGTTTATAAGTTAGACCTTACAAATAATACATGCAATGTCGTTTCAGGAAATTCTCCGACTAAAGCATCTCATATCGTATGGGTTCAAAGCTATCTTTTAACTAATGGAAAGGATTCTAGTGAAGCAGGGAATCCAGGGGACATCCATTATTCAGATGACGTTGCTGACGCATATGCTTTGTCAGACTCGTGGGAGGTTTTTAACAACGAATCTAATCCAGACTCTTCTATAGCACTACTTTCAGACTGGGAGGAGATCTTTTCAATTGGACCTTATTCGACAGAGGCTAGATATAACGATGGGACAACGCCTTGGGGGAGGTTAGAGGGAACCTATTCTGGATGGGGGACTCTTTCTGGAGACAGTGCAAAGATTATTGGAGGGAACCTTTACTTTTTAACTTCAAGAGATTCTGCCGTTAAAGTTGCTAAGGTTGAGGAGCGGGCACCCACTGTTATCTCCTGGCCTTATGATGACTTGGTTAGAGGGTTTTCAACCCATACTGATGCTATAGGATTTGGGGTTGCGATGAAGGGCAGACCTTTCTATGTTATTACCTGGCCCACAGAAGATGTAACTTTAGCTTACAACATAGAACAAGACAACTGGAGTCAGTGGAGCTTCCGCTCAGGATCTGACGACTTAAGATGGCTTGGAAATTGTTATTGTTTTTCAAGATCTCAGGGAAAGCACTTCGTAGGAGATAGAAGAGCTAACGGGAGAATATACACTCTTAGCGGGACTCAGGATGATTCAAGTTCAATACGGATGCAGTTAACGAGTGGGTTTATAAATCACGGAACAAATCTATCTAAGTTCAATAACTACTTGAAGATAAAAACTAATAGCCCTTTAGGTTACACGTTGGAGTATCGAGATGACGGTACTGGGTCTTTTGTAAACTCAAGGACGGTTGTTCCTGCCTCTGGGGAGTTCATGAAGAAGGAAAACTCCTGGGGTGAGTATACGCAGAGGCAATGGCAGGTTACTCATACCGCAAACGAAGCATTTGTTATGAGCAGTTTTTGGGAGGACTTTGAAGAGGGGACACACTAATGGCGACTGGCGACTTAACCAATATCAATGTAGCTCCAGCTATGCTTACTGGTTCAGTAGCAACATATTATACGATACCAGCAAGCAGACAGGCTATTTCAATACATATACTTATTTGTAATATTAGTGCTGCGCTGAGAACTCACGATATCCATCTTGTCCCTTCTGGTGGTAGTGCGACAACAACAAATCAAATTGTTAATGGAACTGATCCCGCAACAAGCTTAGCAATCGGAGAAACTGTAGAGCTTCAGATAAATCAATTTTTAGAGGCTGGTTACACGATTCAAGCCTTAGCAAGTGCTACAAGCTCTGTTAATATAAAGATATCGTGCGTCTTGGTGGAGGTGTAGATGTTTTCGACTAATCGTAATGTTGGGACTTTGATTAACACCGAAGTAGATACGGCATTAAATACTGAGATTCCATCTTCTAATACCGCTGACTCGGTAAATGACATCCTTCTAGATAAACTTGAGCCTAGATTACCTGGGTCTGGAACTCTGTCAGTATTATCTACGGCTAATATTAATACTGAGGTTGACTCTGCATTAAATACTGTAGTTCCAACTTCAAATACCACTAATTCGGTAAATGACATTCTTTTAGACAAGCTGACTCCTCGATTGCCCTCAGCAGGGACTCTTGCTGTCGGAGAAGCCTACATCCCTGAAGTAA